TTTGTGTGATCTCAGATGGATACTATTCTCAACGACATGAGAGGGTCAATAAATACGCTCAAGGTCATGATCGGTCAGTATATGTGTCATGTCATGTAAACGCCGGATCCGGAGACTATGGATCGGTATTTTATGACCATAGATCCACAAGTGGAGAGATGTTGGCGAATTGTATAAAACAACGACTTCATGAGTGGTGTGGACCTTTACACAACAAAACCAAAACCATCGCCGCTCGTCCAGATCATTGGACCTCCAACGCTTACAACACCATCAAAGGAGTTGGAGCACCCGTGGCGGTATGCTTTGAACCGTTTTTTATTGATTGTGAAAATCACAAAGAACTCATGACACCTCATGGATGTGAGTTGGTTGGAATATCTTTAGCCGTTGGAATCAAATCTTTTATATTGGAGTAAAATCATGGACTGGAACAAAATCAAAATGGTCGCTGCTATTCTCAAAGCCATTCAACCAATAATTTGGGCTTTGGTGGATGATATCATTGAAGCCAAAGACAAAGAGAGTGATGGTGGTGAGAAGATCACCAAAGAAGAACGCCAACAAATTATCATTGATAATCTTTTGGATATACCTGGAAAGATTGAACCATTGATCAAAGGGTTGTAATCATGGGATCCGATCAAATCATGTCTCTACTCATGCAAGGTGGACCCAACGTGGCTTTCGCCATGTTTTTGTTGTGGCAATACAAAGAACAACAAAAACGAGCGGATGACCGTGAGACCAAAAACGAGGTCCGAGAGAAGGAATTGCGGGAGAGATACGACAAAATCATTGGAGACCTTTACGCACGAGAGGACGCCATGAGAAACGATATTGTCAAAGAGATCAGCGATTTGGACAAACGGATGAGTCTATTGGAACAAAAATTGGATATCATCAACAAAGTGGTGGAAGAAATTAAAGCCAAATTTTTGAGGGTTATGTGATGCCAATCATAAGGGTCAAAGGTGGATATAAAGTCCAAAATACTTCCAAAATTCATAGAACAAAGAGAGCCGCAATGAGACAACTTTTGGCAATCAAAGCAAGTCAAGCCGCCAAGGGTAAAATCAAAAAATCATCTTATTGATTATTTGAGAGTCGAATCATTTTAATCATTGCGTCCACGTCCATAACACTCATATATATATGATCGTTACCAATCAAACGAGCGCGATCCAATTGTTGTTTGATTGCTTCAATGTCCGGGGTGTTTCCTATAGTGCTATAGATACACCGTTTGAAAAGTCTCACAAGGTCCTCAACGTCCTTTTGTGCGGTGTGTGCGTTATGATGGGACCAACCAAAGAGAGTCCTCAGTTTTGACATTTTGGCGCTTTCGGTGGGTATGTGTTCCCATACCAAAGTTTGACTGTCCAATTTTCTCCAGGTGATTTTTTTCCCCATGGTGGATTTGATTTGATGGTCTAGCCAATACCAATCGAAACTCACATTGTGAGCGCAAAATATTCCATATTCTAAAATCCGAAATATCTCACCACATACATCCTTCCAATATGGAGCCATAGACCATCTCTCATCCGTATATCCATTGACTTCCAACGCTTTGGGGTGGGCAAACTCTAAGAACTGGGGTTTGATGTATGTGTGATATCGATCGGATATGGTTTGACCGCCATCTCTGGAGGTCCAAATACACACCTCAATTATCTCCCCTATTTTCCAATCAAAATGGGTGGTCTCGATGTCAACAAAATGGATGGGATAGTTGGGGTTTTTCATTTTGCACCGCGTCAAAAGGTTGATGGGATATTTTTATCATATTTTTTGGGGTCCGTTGCTACCGAGACAATATTGATATATTAAATAAAATGTAAATAAATATTGGCTATACTGTAAAGAATACTATACAATATAAGTATAAACAAACAACACAACAAACATGGAGTCTCAAATGACATTATCAAAAATCCAAGAACTAGCAACAAAAAACAACCTCAAAGCCGAAATCAACAAAGATGGATCAGTTTGGATTTATCTTGAGTATCGTGACAATCTTTATGGAAACAACAATTTTGAGATTGAAATTTTTATGTCTGAAGCCATCAACATGGGAGCCAAAAAACTTTCCTCTGTTGATTTGACACAATGCCCAGTACCAATGGGTTGTTTTGCTCGTATCGCTCGCCGTCTTACAATCAAATAATCAATCAACAAAGGAGAGATCCAATGGTCTCTCCACTACCAATGGAGTCAATCATGGTACAAATCACCAAAGCACAAATCGAACAAGCCACAAAGATCATAGTGGTCACATACACCAGCTATTTACAAAAATGGTATCCCTATTCACTTGAGAATTTTGAGAGAATTATTTTGGATATGGGTAACATTGAAAACATAGAAATCATTGAAAAGGGAGAATAAAATGAAACAAAGAATCAAAGACACAATCACGGGGACAATTTTGGTGTTTCTCGCCTTTTCAACCGTACCGCTTTCGTTTGCGATGATGGTTTGGATGTTGGGGGTATAAAATGAAAGAATATACTTTTGATGAAATACACAACATGACAAAAAAAGAAGTTGAAGAACATCTCCAAGAACTTCTAAAACGCCGAAGAAAAGCCGATCAAGAAAATGACATAATGGAGTCACAATGGGTAAGCCGAACAATTGATTGGCTTGAAAGGCTTCTAAAACACAAAAAATGGGAGTAGAAGTGACCACAGGACAAAAACTCAAAATGTATATGGATGACATGGGGTGGAGTGTTATTGACCTCCACCGTCTCACACTCATATCCATCAAAGATTTGAAGGATATACTATCCGACAAAAACAATCACACAATGGATCAACTCATGATCATTGTGAACAAAATCAACCTCAAACAACCAAAACAAAACCATTGGACAATCAATCAAAACAAAGTCCAAATAACTCACAAAGGGAGAAATCATGGAGAGTAAACAATTCGAATGGATGAAAAACAAAGGATACATCGTGAACCTCAAAGGGAAGTATTTTGTAACCTTCCAAGGTTTGGTCACTGTAGCTCACAACACGGGTCTCATATCGATTGAGACAACATGTATTCATGATGATTGGGAGAAGGGTCATTTTGCCTTTAGTGCCACGGTCAAGGGTATGAAAAAGGATAGTGATCAAGTGGTGACATTTACGGATCAAGGGGATGCTACGACAAAAAATGTCAATCGAGGGATCGCGCCACATGTTCGGCGAATGGCTTCCACTCGTGCCATTTGTCGAGCGTTAAGATTGTACACGGGTATATCATACACAAGTCGAGAAGAGTTGGGGGGTGACGAATGACGGTTGAGATAAATCAAAAAATAATGGAAGTTATTGACCATCTAGCACAAAAAAAGGAAGTGCCATGGATAGAAGTGGCTCGAATCAATATTGATGGGGTTGAGGATAATTGGGCGCGTGAGCTTTATCACCCTTTTAAAATGGATGTTGCTGTTCGTACTTGGGAAAAGTACATCCAGACACATCCGAAAAGTGAAATAAAATTTCACATTGACTATGACTATGGTAACCCTTTTGAGTTTGATGATTTTAGTTATTACACAGACATCATTGATATTGGGACAACTATTTTGACAATTGCTGAAATCATTGAGGTATATGGCGGTGACAAATGAAACTATCAAAAAACTTTTGTTGGGACACATTCCAAAAAGCCGCCATGAACAGACAAACAAGTTTCTACACTGATGGATGGATGTATGACATCATTTATATTGGACATGATGGATATATGATTGACAACAAAAGACGACCAGACCCAACAGACATAACAAATTGTATTCACTTTGATATTGCAAATATGCCAGATGGAACACCATTATATTTAAAAGATGAACAATACAAACCAATACCACATAGAGGACATAACAAATGACAACAAACGAAAGATCATATATCAAACATTTTGGAAGAGAAGCAAACACCGCACGAAAGCCACAACTTGATAAAATATTTCATGAGGACAAAAATATTGGACAGGTTGAGACCATGTGGAGTCCATTGGGTCAATTTTGGATTTTTACTGGAAGGATATTCAACACCGAGATGGGAGAGTCCCACAAGTTGGATCATGACACCTTTGAGGATGCTTATCAATGGGTACAATCACGACATTTGGAATATCGCCGCCACGAGTCATTCGCGGTCTATTTGGAGTACATGTTGAGTGATATGTCAATATCCAAAACTCATTTGGCTCACCATCTCAAGGTGAGCCGCCAAACGATCCATGATTGGCTCAATGGTGAGTATCTTCCAGACGTTTCCAATTTTATCACTTTGGCTCGGTTTTATAGTGCTTGGACATTGGTGGATATCAATACTCTTTTGGTGGACATGAGTGAGTCAATCGTATAAAAGAAAAAAGATGGAGGACGCTGGCCGGCTTCCTCCACCTTCAAACAAATCAATACAACAAAGACACCAGGAGTATCAACCAAATGTCTGGAATAAATATAACACTTTTTGACTCAATCCACCAACGACGTGGACAAAAAATCAACATGGATATGGAATCCATTTGTCGTGGATTGTCAACACCCATCCACCGATCCATTGAGGACAAATCCAAACTCCCTTTGTGGAGTCCCACCATCTTTGATGGAACACGGTCCACCGCCAACGCTCAAACCATCTCAATGTTGGTCTATGACATGGATGATGGAGACTCAACATTTGACATGTGGTGTCTCTTTGCTCAACGAGGTTGGACCACCATAGCACACACCAGCGCCTCACATTCACCATCACACCACAAATATCGTGTGATCATTCCATTGGCGGTCCCACTTCCAAAATCCGATTGGGACAAAGTTTGGCGGGCTTCCTTTGAGTTATGGATGGATGTCATTGGTGTGGGAGTACCAGACACCAAAGCCATCAAGGATTTGGCGCGGGTCTACTTTCGATATGGATGGACAAAGGAGTCCAAAATGGAGACCATGGAGGGATCAAAAATATGGCTCCAATCCCATCCATGTCATCCATCCCAATATCATCGAGGTGGATATTGGATTGGAAAACCGTTGGAGTTGAAATATGACCATATCAAACTCCCCAAACCAAAGCCGAGACCAACCGTTGACCGAACCAAACCCCAAACCCTGGACAATGCTATGATGGACCCACAGTTGAGACAATCCGTTGGACTCAACGCGGGTGGATCCATGGTGGGTGGATATATCAAACATATTCCATGTCCATCATGTGGACGGCGCTCGGTTTATTTTTCAATAGACCCATCCACAGCCAACTCGACAAAATGGCCATCATGCAACCACGCGAACTCATGCGGCTGGTGGGGTAAACTGGAGACGTTATCATGACCGTAAAAATTGGATCACTTTTCGCCGGGATAGGCGGTTTTGAGTTGGGATTGGAGAGATCATGGGGTAACGCTGAGACCATTTGGCAAGTTGAGAGAGACACATTTTGTCAAACCATTCTCTCAAAACATTGGCCGCAATCAATAATATATAATGATGTAAAAGACATCACAAAAGACAAAGTCAAGCCCGTGGATGTTTTGATTGGTGGTTTTCCATGTCAAGACATCTCCACAGCTGGAAATCAAAAGGGAGTACACGATGGAGAAAAGTCGAGTTTATGGTGGGAAATGTGGAGAATTATTGGCGACCTTAGACCAAGAATTGTCATCATGGAAAATGTTGCAAACATCATTCGATTGGGCGGCGCCGATGTTGTTGGAAGTCTTGCCCAAATCGGGTATGACTGCGAGTGGACGGTTATTTCCGCTCGTCAGTTTGGAGCGCCACACCTTAGAGAGCGTTGGTTTGGTGTTGCCTACTCCCAGAGCTTACGGGGGGACATTTATCGAGAATCCACAAAAGAGAGCCAAGAGAAAAGAAAAACACGGGCCCATCCCGGACTCATTGGGGAACAGTATATTGGAGAAGGTCAAAAACGGTCAAATCCAACTACCCACACCCAACGCCGCGGACTCCAATCACACACCATTGAGTCAAAGTCGCCAAAGTGGGAGACATCAAAAATGTCTCAATACCGTGATGGGGAAAATGGTTTTGGATGGTCAAATAATGGGGATAACAATGGACGAGAATATTGGAAAACAACTCCGTATCCATCACCATTTTGTCGAGTGGATGATGGGATTCCCAATAGGGTGGCTCGATTGAGAGCGTTAGGGAATGCAATTGTCCCACAGTGCTCTCAATGGGTGGGTGATCAAATACTCAAATCAGGTCTATTGGATGACCTTTTGGAGGATAAATGATTACATACAAAATGGAAAACATTACACTCCATCACCGTGACTGTTTGGAGGCTATGAGAGAGATGGAGACCAATGCTTTTGATTTGGCTATTGTGGATCCACCTTATGAGTTGGGAACCGTGGGAGCCTATAGAGGCGCGGGGAAGTTATCAAAACGAGTCCTCAACACTGACACCAAAATCCAACATTGGGACAAATCACCATCCATGGAGTATTTTGAGGAGTTGATGAGAGTATCCAAAAATCAAATCATTTGGGGTGGAAATTATTTTGATCTACCACCTTCCAGGTGTGTGATTTGTTGGGATAAATGTCAACCGTGGACCAATTTTAGTCAATGGGAGATGGCTTGGACATCATTCTCAAAGCCGGCGGCATTGTTTAAAAAGGACAATCGAACAGGTGGAAAGATCCATCCAACTCAAAAACCCGTTGAGTTATATGAATGGTTATTGTCAAAATATGCCAATGAAGGGGACACCATATTGGACACCCATTTTGGAAGTGGTTCCAATGGTATAGCCTGTCATAACATGGGATATTCTTTGACAGCTTTCGAGATTGATGGTGATTACATCACAAAAACAGTCAATCGAATTAAAACCCACCAAATACAACTCCAATTTCCATGGTGATCAAATGATATATGATATTTCTATTCCAGCGGGGTCCGGTCCATTTGGTCATTGGCTCGTTACCAGACTAGCAACAAAGGACATGAGAGTGGATGATTTGGCTTTCGCTTTGGGTGTCACACCTCCCACGGTAAAAAGGTGGTGTCAAAATCCACAAAGTCTCAAAATGATACAAATAATACAAATCACAAATGTTTTGGTGGACGATTCCGTTTTGTGGAAAGTTACATTTGACAAAGCCGTCAACATCATTGTGAAATCATACGACCCAAACAAAGCAATCAACAATTACAAAAATAGGAGACTTCCAGAATGACAACAGACAAACAAAAGGAGGCACGGAAACGACTCAAAGAGATGGCCGAATCTTTGGGGATTCGAATGGTGGACGATGTGGACGCCACATTGGATCCAACACTCCCAATGGGAGCCGATCCGGCTACATGGGACAAACTCATCAAACCCGTGGCACAATACGACGATCATGGAAACCTAAAAAAACCAGTTAAACCACGGACCAACAGAATCAACACCAATCTCATTTTGGAGAATGATCCACAATACAAATCACTTTGTTTTTGGGAACATGCCAATCAAATTTTGTGGAGGGGTCAATTGGTGAGTGATGATGTGATTGAGGAGATGGCTTTGGATATGGAGGTCCGATATCGCTACACGGTGACCAATAAATCATTGGAGGGAGCCGTTTTGAGAGTATCCCACATGAGAATTCACACACCAATCAAAGATTGGTTGGAATCTCTTCCAGAGTGGGACGGTGTCAAAAGGATTGAGAATCTAGCCGAGGATATTTTGATGTGTGAGACGGTGGACGAGTACAGACCATTGATCCAAAGGATGTCCGCTCTTATGTGGATCTCGTTTGTGGCTCGTATATATCACCCAGGGTGTCACGTCCACACACTTCCAATTTTTGTGGGTCCAAAGGGTGTGGGGAAGTCGATGACCATGGAAATCATGGCGGGTCAATACTTTAACCGCTCGGATATCCCTATTGGAACCAAAGACGCTTTGGAGAAAATCCATCAAAGTGGGACATGGATTTGGGAGATTGCAGAGTTGAAGGACCTACAAGGAAAATCCGCGGATCTTGCCAAACAATTCTTTTCTACGAGTGAGGATTTGTATCGTCCCAGCTATGGCCGTCTTCCAGTCAAAAGAAAACGGAGGACATGTTTTGTGGGTACGACCAATAACTATCAATTCATGGATGACGGTCCAGAGCGACGTTTTTGGGTGTTCAAAATCCTCTCCAAAATCAACATCCAGTATCTCCAAACCCATCGAGAGCAAATATGGAGTGAGGCGGTTCACTTCTACAAAACCGGAGTCAAATGGTGGTTGGATCCAGAGTTTGAGGAGATGTTGAAGGATTATCAAACCGCTTTTCTCGTGGATGATCCGTGGGCTTACAAGGTTCACAAAATCATGACGGAGCGTGGAGACGGAGCACACGACACCACCACCAATGACATTGTGGAGGCGCTCGATCTTCCAATGCACATCTCCCACACTGGTAACGCCAAAAGGATAGCCCACATCATGACATTGTTGGGATACGAGTCCAAACGACGTGGAAAAAATCGAGTGTGGAAGTTGGTCAAATAGTTATCCACAGAGTTATCCACAGGTGTTGATACATTTGTGGATATATTTTGTGTAAAAAACAAGAAAGGGAGCCGATTTGGCTCCCCTTTTGTTAGTCGAGATAGATAAAGACTGGAGTTGAGTTTTGGATGGATACTGAAGCACTTCCAGCCCAATACCGATACAATCGGGCATTCTCTTCCAAAGCCTTTTTGGCTTGCTCAACCGTTTTGAACTTTGCAAGGATCGCCCGTCCAGCGACGACCGCGTACTTGTTACCACGTTTAGAAACTTGTGCAACTCTTAGCTCAATTGATGATTTATACATAATATACTCCATGTTGTGATTGATTTTGTTTGACCAGCGATTTCAAAGATCATAACCTCTTTGGTTATACATATATTGTATAGTATTCTTTACACATTGCAAACAAATAATAAAAATCACACGTCATTCACACCCATTTCACCCCTTTTTCACACGTGTTTCACACGTATTTCACACCACGACAAATCTCCACAATTCCCATAAAACCGATATAATACACAAAAGGGAGTATATAATATATGATTTTTTATCTAAAAACTTTTTTTATTTTGTAATTACATTGTTGATGTAAGTTGAAGCGGTGCAAATGGTAAAAAGTGGTTGTTTTTGTTCTATGGTGTCACAAATATGGAGTGAATAGAGTTTTGTGGTACGTGTGAAACTGGTGTGAAACTGGTGTGAGAGATTTGTGGACCATCATTGGTGGATATGTGTTAAGGTGTGGACATGAAAAGAGCCTCCAACACATTTGGAGATTGGATCCGTTTCCAACTCCAAAACCATCAAATTACCATTATCAATCTCAGTGATTACAGTGGGATCCATATCCGTAAACTTTACAGGATTATCAATGGAGAAAACAAATTGTATCATGAGGATTGGATTTGGTTGGTGGAATGCGTTGGAGATATGACCAATCAATCATTGACGGATTGTGTCATTGATTGTGTTGAATATATGAACCCATCAAAATGAGATACAATGAGTTTGAAGTTTTGCCCAATTTGTGGATGTAATCCATGTGATTGTCATCCAAATGGAGTCCATCATGGCACAAAATATTTTTATCCCAAGTCAAGATCGATCCGCTCACAATCGAATCGAAAGAGCTATCCCCAAATTTATGGCTCGTTTTGGAATGGCATTGGATCAAGCCACCGCGGTCGCCATCCGTTTGGAATCGTTGGGGCGACTCAAAACCAGTGGAGCGCCAATCAACAAACCCAAAGCCACAAGAGGTCTCCCAATACCGGTCCAACCGTTGGCGGTACTCCAAGCCATCCAAGCGATGAAAAGAGACAACACACCCAAAACCACAGTCATTCGAGAGAGCACGGATGGCGATTTTTATGACAATGCGTTTGAAGCCTCCAGAGCAACACGACGACCCACACAATCCAACAGATTGAGATCACGGGTAACACGGGGGAGATGACATGGACAAAGGGAAGAAACGATGAAACCTTTGTATATCATTGGACCTTATGAAAAGGATCCAGAAGAGTGGACAAAGCGACTCACCACAATCACACGAATGGTGAGCACGTCCCACAAGTCTCATGAGGTTGTCATCATGTGTCCACATCCAATGATCCATCTCAATGGATATGGTGACACCATCAACGCCATCACACAAAGTCTCAATGGATTGATGATGGCGGCTCATTTCGATGGTGGAGAGTTATGGATTGTTTTGGATGATCAAGGTGAGTACACAATGGAGATGGAGTTGAGTGTTGAGATGTGGAGTATTTGGAAGCCCATCGAGTCAATCAATGAGATGAGATATTGTGATTGGATCAAACATTTGGAGAGTGTATGGCACGAATAGACAAAAAAAAACTTAAGTGTAACAAACCACGCAAGTTGAGACCTGGTGAGGATGGCTATGGCAAAAAGAAAATGGTTGTCAAAGGTTGCAAGGGTGGAGAGGAGAAGTTGATCAAGTTTGGCGCGGTTGGATATCGTCACAACTACAGCGCCCGAGCAAATGAAAATTTTAGAGCTAGGATGAGATGTGACAAAGATCCAGCCTCAAGGCTGGAGGCTCGTTATTGGGCTTGTGAGTCATTATGGAAGCGCCGAAAGAACAGGACATCCAAATGATTATCAAAATCCATAACTATGGAAAGATCCCAGCTAAAAAAAATCGAATGAGGATATACAAACAAAGGATGATCAAGGATAAGACCGTAAGAACCTTTGAGGCTATGTTGAAACAAAGAGCGATTGAAATCATGACATTGATTGGACATCCAGTGATTGAGGGGCCGGTCAAACTCCATTTGGATGTCACCTTTGGTGATCGTCGCCGCCGTGATCTTCAAAATCTTTTTGGTTCGGTTTGCGATTCTCTCAATGGTATTGTCTATAATGATGATCATCAAATCCAAAAATTATCAGGTTCCAAAATGTACAAAAAGAATCATTGGGAATATACTATTACCATCACAACTCTCAAAACAAAAGAGGACATGGATGGGAAATAAGAACAGCGGCCGCCGTACTCCACAGATCAAACCGTCACCAGACCAATCGAGTTTTGGGATTTGGTTGACATCGTATCTCTCCAAACACAAACTCTCCATCATGGATTTGTCCAGATCGACGGGTATAACCGATCGAACTATAAGAGATTGGATTGATGGGGTAAACTTTCCAAAGATTGGACCATTGTTGGAAGTCGTTGAGGTCATCTCAAAACTTGAATGTTGTTTTATCGAGACCATATTGATGGAGGCCATCCAAACACACGACAATTTTGTGATGGCTAAACGTCGAGAGGTCAAACACTACAGCACCCACACCGCCTAGGGTATAGGTGTGTGATAATTTTTGGAAAGGGGGGCGAGGTGCCGAC